ATACATGGCTCGCTTATGCCCTTTGGGTTACTTGACGGAGCTGGCTCGCTTTCACGTTCTCCAAATTTCGACTTCTTCATCTCGGTACCAGTTTAGACTGGAAAAATGCTTGGAAAACTTAGAATATCCCAAATTTTCAGATCTGCATAATGCGGCCAAAGTGGTGTAGGAATTGAATTTGCCGGTTTTGTATTCTATGAAAAACATTTGCTGCTGTTGGTTACTGTTTCAGTTCAACAGCTATAATACACAATGTTGCATTAACTTGCAAATTTAATACGGATATTATTCATTTAGATAGGCTAAATCTGCTCCCTTTGGTATTTCCGCCGCAGAAAAGAATTATCATCAACAAGCTTTCTCTGCTTCCCCTGCCATTTTGAAATGTATTTTTGCGCTTTACCCGCCTCCTTATCGCTCAATGCCCCCGCTTTTCTTCGCTTCCAATATCTTATCTGCCGCTCATTTTTTCGCTGAATTTGGTCGATCTTATATCGCTCCCTGTTTTCTTTCCTGCCTAACTCTTTTTCAGGGAGCTTGGATGTGCCTGGAATATAGGGGGCTTGGTAGTGTTTGCAGTTGGTGTGATATAAACCGCCGCTTATTGCATCATCCAGCGCGGATACCGGCTACTTGTACCGTTGATACTGTAAACGTGTCCCTGATAAGGCTCGCAAAGATCGGATGTAGGATAATGCTGTGTAATTTGCACCAGGTCAAGGCCATATTCTTTCTGCCGCCTCATAGAAGCCTCCCGCGCTGCATTGCCGGTCTGGCTTCGTGCCACCATCTCCGAATAGGTGTCTAATTTCATTGTACGCCCGTCTGCATAGCGAATACCGGTGATGTTATCCTTGGCAAAGCGGTTCATCATCTGCTGCGATAGCTGACGCCGTGTAAAAGTGTCTGCGTTCTTGTAGCTGCTCTTCGATGCCTGAATGATAAGATCCCGCACCTTGCCTTGCACGTCGCGAACGACGGGAATGCGTGTATTTCTAAATGACTGATACGCCTGCTCCTGAAAGACAGTGTATATAGTGTGATGCCGTGGATAGTCTGAAAGGATGCTTGCCGCTGCTGCTGAAATGATGCCCCCGCCTCCTGCCCCCGCTGCAAGTAAGACGCTATCGGCCGTTATGTCGCTTGGTACTTCACCGTTTGTTTTCTTAATGCCTTTCAGATAAGCTTCCGACAGATTTTCATCCGTCCACTTTTTGGCTTTCTTCTCATATTTTGCCCATGCCGCTTCAATATCCTCACTTACATTAGCATCCGGGTCTTTGATAAGGCGATTAGCTATTTTCTTTATCTCGGCAAGTAGATCGTCCGTCAATGCCAATGCTATATCAGCTATCGGGTCGGAAAGGCGCTGAAAGCTGTTTTCGGTAAGCATTAGTCCTCATTTCTTTTCTCATTAATCAATACATACATCTCCCCCATGCAGCATTACGAATAACTCCGTGTAGAGCCAATAATTTCGATCTGTTTGCGGGACCTGATCATAAAATTCGTTTAGTAGTTTACATTTTTGACAACTCATTATTCCCCTATTTGTTTTTGGTAAACATGCTAATTAGGATCTTTATGAACGAATACACGAGCGACAAGATCATCATAGGTGAAACGTATATGCGGGTATATCTGGTTGAGCTGTAAATAATACCGATTGTATTCTTTTATCGGCAAAATTACCCGCTCCAAGTTGCCCACACCATTCTGCTTGCAGAACGTCTGTATTGCACTATCTATGTCATTCATAATTATTCCCAAATTTGTTTAATGGCAGAAATGCCAATTATATAAAGTATAAACGAATAAAAACCCCATATAAGTAATTGAGTTCCAAACATCTTAAGCGGTATATCTGGCCAAAAAGCGAAGATAATAGCCGGTACTAATGCCACCCCCAAAACAGATAAGAATAAAACTATTTTCGCAAAATGTTCCATTACGCGCCCTCCATTGGGGGTTCGGGAAGCGGCATCCAGTGTGTAATTTCATCGTCTGAATATCCGGGGGGTTCATATTCCCACCATTTGCCATCTTCGCATATTATGCAAATCTTAATTCTATAAGAAACCCTAAAACAGGCTCATTTTCTTCGGGTAGTCTGTCTTTTACGCTAATCCAATTCATATATTATTCCTCCATATTAGCAGGCACCGGCACGGCGCCCCGTTCCTTGTTTATACGATCCACTTCTTCATTAATTTCTTCTTCCGTTATTTCAGGATTAAGAAGCTCTACCTTCCGGTATAGGCTCATAGCGCCCGCCCTATCTGCATTCAATACAAGGGATCCCATGCTTTCAAGCACCTTCTGAATATCTTTCGGCTGAAAATCACGCGAACGCTGCACTTTTGCACTCCCCCACGCCGCGGGGGTATCAGGAAAATACACTTGCATCAATCGCCACAAGCACCCGTTCTCAAATTCATCGACCGATGTTACTAATAAATTCAGAAACGCCTCAATACCGCTCCGGCTTTCCAGTTTAATCTCAGTTGCCGTTACTTGCTTTGCAGCATCGCCATATTGTTTGAATGCGGAAGTGTAGAAATTCTTGATATCTGCTTCTAATATTTTTCCTGCTTCTGATAGGTAACTGCTATCCGGGCTTAAATAATCGTGTTGGCCGCCGCTGTCCGGGTCTTGACGTATGGCATTGGCTCCCTTTTCGAGACTCGCCAGAACGCCATCATATTGCTTCTTCGTACCTACAATATTAAGGATCGCAAAGCTCATGGTCTGCACTCCAAAATCACGGCTTGACTTTTTATTAAAAATATGATTCTGCTTCTTAGCTAACAGGTATCCTACATGGCGCGGGATAGGAATCTCACATGGGAATATCGGTAATATGCGTTTGGTACGGTCATTGTCATTATAATACTCGTATTTGCCGTGCCCTATCACTTGCTCATTCCCATCCTCATCAGTTTGAAAGCGTGTCCATCCTTCTAATTCGTATAAGGTATATGTATCTAATGATTTACTATTTTCGCTATCCCGCAGGCTTGAACGGGCATCGCGCTGCTCCTGGACTAACACCTGCTCCAGGGGGCCGCTTGATGGGTACCAGTCGACTACTGATTGCGGGTTGATAATCTTAATAGAAGCCTCTTTTAGGGTGTTGCCGTCATCGTCAGTCTGCACCCCTTCAACCAACCCCCAAACTTTGTGTAGTACTGTTTCTTTGATGCCGACCTGCTTAAATAGCGGATCCCAGTCCATGCCTTCGCCATCCACGTTCCGGGATAGCGTATAGGCTATTGAATCAGGCTCTTCAGGATCGCCCAGCTGGCCCCAATCACGCTCGGTTTGTGCATTATTGCCAAAAAGAATGCCGTTAAGGCCGTCCACAGCTGTTGGAAATACCAACACCGGATCAGAATCCTCTTTGCGGGATTGATAGGCTTTATTTGATTCACGCTGTTTCTTTTGGTTCAGATAGGTGCCTATATTTTCATCATCAGCATATTTTCCCGTATAATGGTGCCACGCATATTTATATTTTTCGCTATTCGTTTGATATTCGGGATGTCGCGATTTGGTTATATTAGCCATAATATATTATTAGAAATTACCTATTTGTGCTTGCAATGGTTCACGTTGATTTAATATTCTTGTTGAAAGCCCGTATCGTCCAGCATCAATGCCATGATTGAATGAATCTATAGGCTTATTTGTGCTCTTTCCATCTTTATTCTCTTTCCATTGATAGCTTGAAAATTCTTCAATTAGATCCTTGCTGCCTGCATCGACAATGATCGGATAGCGCTTAATAGCGTCAATGCCTTGGTTTACTGAATCCTTTCCCTTCACTGCAGCTTCAATATACCAGTTTTTTCGCTTAAGCTCTTCAATACTTTTGGGCTCTGCCGAATCGGCTACAATAAGTTCATCATCGGAAAATCCTAAGCGGGTGAGCTCCTCACTGATATCGGGATTCGTCAATCCTGTTTGGTACATGTGTTGTTTCCAATATAAGTTTCCGTGTGCATATCGTATCTCCACAAGCGCTGTAGGACTATTTGTAAATCCAAAATCTAACCCAAAGACGCGCCACTTGTATTTCTCCGGCCAGTCAGTACTTACCTCAAAATCGCGAAATACCAAGCCTTCCAACCTCCCTACCTTGCCCAGGCCGTACACCATCCAGCGCCATTCGTTGGCAGTTTTGTTTTTTATGTTTTCAGGCGTCGGCTCGTAAGCCTCAATCTTCTTTCGTATAGATGGCTCCAGAAAAGGGTTGTTCAAATAGGTAGAATCAAACCATTTCACATCATCCCGGCCTTGCATGTCGTGTGCCCAGAATCGCGCCGTCGGGTTGAAATCAATGAATGTTTGTTTTGTGGTCCGTACTTCAAGCTCATCGAATATGCTTTTTTTTATTCCGTTAGCTTCATTAAGAAATAGATGATCCCGTTTTCCGCTTTTCGCATCCTGGGCATCATCATAAGAGTTAAACTCCATAACCGAACTATTTTTAAAGCGAAACTCGCGCTCGGACTTATTGTGAGAGGATAGATTCTGGTTAAATGCGTCGGTATCGTTGAGGATATGCTTTGCATCGCGGTATGCGCCTTTCTTCAAGTTGGGTATGTCTTGCCCTACGAACTGTAGCAACGATCCCCGGAAGGGTTACGCAAAGAGCCAGCAAATACTGAAGGATAGAATGAGTTTTGCCCGAATTTGTGCCTCCCGAGTGAATGACAATAGGATCGGTTGCATTAGCCGTCCATTCAAAAACCGGCGATGTCTCAATCTTCTGTATCATCTTTTATCACAAATTCAATGCCCGTTATTTTCTCACCTTTACTGGTAAGGTCAATTTTTTGTGCTCCTGCCAGCCCTAACAAATCAACCTTATCTTTCTGTACTTGACGGCATTCTCTGTAATCCTGTATGTTGTAGGATTTCTTAAATAAATTTTCATACCGGTTTATTGCTAATTGTATCTGGCTTTCTACTTCCCTGTCGCTATTTCTTTTATTATTTCCCAAGCTTTTGCAATATAGTTTTCACATTGCCTTTGGGTAACACCCCAGTTTTCCGAATTATAACGAAAAATATCCT